CACCACGGGAAAAGCAAACCAAAAAAAACAAACAATAAACAAACAAATAAAATAAACCCCTCAATCAACTTCATCAATAGACATCTCTGACCTTAACAAAGTAGAACTAAATTTTTCTGCAAAGACCTGCAGATCACCTTTTAAAAGCTCATTAATAGCAATGAGTCTAGCAACGGCAAAATCCTGATTAAAAGCCACAGCATGAACACACTCAAATTTATCTTCCAAACAGTCGTTGTCAATAGTAACAGTCACACTAAAACCATCCTGGAATTTCCTATACTTTTCACTATAAGTCAAACCAAAAGCCAAAACAAGTTTCCTAAAAGAAGTAACATTTTTAAGACCGATAGTCGTAGCCAAGGCAGGAAAATTCTTAACTAAGTTATTATAAAGCAAATCAAAAGCAGCAGGTTTACATGGAACTGGGTCAGTTTCAATTTTAAGATAAGGCGCATCAAACTTTATAGAGTGTCCAGATTTCGTGCTAACTACAGTACTAATATCTAAAATATTTGTAATCTTGAAAAATAGCAAAACAGCTGTATGTACAGGCATATACAAAGATTTCAATCCAGCTGAAAAGGCTTCATGAGTGATATACATTATGATTTTATTGAATGTTCACGATAACTCAAATAACACACCTAAATCAAATGAAATTAACAATATTTATTAATGAAAAAGTTGCTAATCAAAATTTATAGAATCATTATTTTCTTTATGGTATATAGATTTAATCAATTTGGAAACTATATTTTGAGGAAAAGAAGAAGAAATCGCGTTCATCATAATATCTGGATCCTGAGACTTACGAGCAATAGGATAGTTCAAAATCCTACTAGGTGCAACTACAGTATCAGTAAAATAGCCTATACCTTTAAAAGAAGAAAAACCTATAGATTTAATAGTAATAGGCTCCACTAAAGGGATATGAGAATTTCCCATAACAGGTAATAGAAAAGTAGCCTCTGTGGCTGTAATAACATAATCGCAATCATGTAATGAAAGTGGCAGGGTATCTTGATTATTACTATCAGCAAGTGTAACATAAGTTAATAACTGTTCATTGAAAATCATTCTTCCTGCAGATTTAGTATTGATTCCAGCGACTGGTAATATTGTAGATTGGATAGTCAACATATAATTCCCTGTATTAGTAACTTCAACTGTTTTAGTGGAACCGGTGGTAATTGCTACTTCTATATCTGTTCTAAACTGAGCTGAAGTAGAATTGAAGGTCGCATCCTTAAATTGAACAGTGGCAACTAATGTCACAGACCAATTAGTACCATCACCTATAGCAGGTGGAGCTCTTACAATTAAGCCAACTTGACCAAATTCTTCCATCCGTATATTAGAGGTAGTTGCAGGCTTGCAATACCTCCAATCATCCAAAATACCACTAAGAGCTAATTTTTCTACATGCATACCACCTTCACCTCTTGCTGTTAATTGTTTTGAACCAAATAATCTCATAACTGTTTTTAAATTATCATCAGGTTTAGTAGTAATAGGATTTTCAGGATCTGGATTGATAAACGTTTGAGCTGAACCGGAAGCAGTGGCAAAAGGGGCAACACATTGATATTCAATGGCCAAATCTACATAACGATATTTCATGAACATAGTCTTTAAGCTAGTTAAAATTGGCTCCCCATGGAGTCCATCTAAATTTTCTATAAACAAAGTATTGCCGGCTTCAGAGCCGGTTTTAACCATATTTACTGGAGGAATAGCTTTACGCAAAACAAAAGTTGTACCTGTGCCTGTAGAAATTAGAGAAGGACTTTCATTATCTGTAATTGGAATTTTACCTCCTATGCCATCAGCAACGGTAATTGCTGATATAGGCATAGGATCTTTCTGTTCTATTTGTACGGACATTATAAATTATAAAAATGCTAAAAGAAATAAACAATTACTGAAAACTAATCAGAAATATATAAAATTCTAAATATTTATTTACCTAAACCTTTTGTACCACCCCTTAAATATTTTGTATAATCATGTGTGCGTGTAACGTCAAATTTTGCATGTCGCATTTTAATTCTACAACTCATTGGTATCATGGCCGGACAAATTATAAAAGCAGTATTAGATTTAATTTTCCCAGACATTGTAGTACCTGGAATACCATCCAGAGCTATACCATGATTACCCAATTTAACGAATCTATCTATGGCATTAAAAGTTTCATCCCAAGAAAGATGCAAATGATAATTTTTATTTATATCAACTTGTATTTTACTAAGATAATTATTAGTTATAACTTCATTAGCTGTAGAAGAAGTTGATGTCACGGTAATTTCAGATAATAAAGACAATAACGAATCTAATATTTTGGAATTATAATTTAAAGCATCTATAATAGTATCATGGGTAACAGAAGAATTAACAATAAGAATCAAACCAAACATAAAATATAAACCAAACATTTTAGTCAACATAAAAATCGACCATATTTATTCTAGATTCGCAGCTATTTTTGCCCAAACCTTCAGGGGGGGGAATGTCACATTTCAGATCGATTTCGCCATGCAAATCACCTTTTAATACAGAACTATGGGAGCCAGAAGACATAATTTGTTTGTCCCCATGTTTAACAAAATAATTAATAGCCTCGATTGTATTGTCCCATGAACGTTCTAGTGAATAATCTTTATTAACATCAATGGCTAATTTTTGTATCAAAGAATTGGTTTTAACCGAATTTGCTAACTTTGCAGTGGTAGAGGTAGTTATAGCAGATAATTCTCCCAATATAGAATCAAGTATCTTATTTTGATAATTTATTGCATCAATTAAAGTCAACATATCAGCTTGCTGGGTTAAAATGAAAAATTTCTGGATCAAAAATAGGTATAAAATAATCCGGTTCATAATCTAAAGTAAAATGAGAATAAGGCGCTAAAATATCAGAATTTTCACAAATTTCGCTAGTAGCTACGAAGGGATAACGAAATCCGGTGCGGTAATCCTCTAAAGTAACTACAATGTAGGGTTTAATCTGCTGTATAAGTTTCTTCAGTATAAAACAAATGTCGCAGGCTGGATTTAAACTAACATCCACAGTATATGGCAATTTCAGTAACAAATAATAATTATCGGTGGTCAAACTTTTATAGGAAGCTATTCTATTATTACCCCAAAGAATGTAAAATTCAGAATCATGGCACACAGCAGAAAAATTTTCTCCACCCCAGTGTCCTGCATATAAATAATCTTGACCGTCTGTAAGTCCCCTATAAATTAATACTGAAACTTGAGTTGTAACATTAACCGCACTTGAAACGAAAAACTGAGTATAATTGTGAACTATAGTTACTGAAGAATTAACCTGTGAAAGAGTCTGATATGAGACAGTGCAATTAGCTATAAAACGACAATCAGTAACCTCAACTCCTCCCAAGATATAAGAAGGTTGATCAGCAGTATAATTAAAATCAAAGCAGCACGCAAACAAAATACAAAATATTAAAATTAAACAACGCATTATGAAATATAAACAAAGCTATATTTATTATACAAATCTCCTTAAAAGCAGCCAATTGTATGTGGTGTTTGATAGGAAGTTTCACCAGAAGCAGTAAAAGTAAGATTGACATATTGATAATACAAATCAAAGACATTATTTTTAACAGAAGTATCTAAGTTTAAAGTACTGGGATTGATTCCACCTACATCATAAGCAAATGTGATAGCATTTATTTTTCTGATATAAGGCATATATAATGCAGAAATAATTCCTGGAATTGTTGCAGAAGCCACATCACAAGTATCGCAAAAGGTGGCGGTTTGACAATTTAAATTTATAAAACAATCGCGTGTTTGTTTAACTACAACAGGTAACAAAAGTAAAATCCTAGTTGCGCCATAATTAATATTGTTAACACGTTTATTAAACATGACATGAGAGTGAGATAAAGAAGGAGTTTTGTAAGTATAACGTTTTTCAATAACAAGACCTGTACTGTCAAATAATAATATGGTGGAAATCACTTCCCCGGCTTCTGTTCTTACAAAATATTGATTAGTGGAAATAGGTACAGCTACAGTATAATTTTGAAGTTCAGGGACATCTTGTAAATACGAATAAGAAAATATATCGTAGGCAGGTATAACCATTATAGTGTCATCGGATGTATAATGTGGACCTTCAGAATTCATGAAATTACATTTGGAACTAGTAGTATTACATTTTGAAATATACTCATAACCTCGATAAGTGGCAACAGAGTTTGGCGGTTGAATGACAAGTGAATAGGAAGTAGTTAAGCAATTAGTCTTTGTCGGATGATTAAATTTAGAGGTGATATTACCCAAGACATAGTCCGGCAGAACAGTCACAAATTTTCTCAATATATTAGAAGCTTTTAAAACAGACTTATTTTTAAATTTTTTACATTTGTGAACAGCACAATTTATATCTTGAATCTCAAGGGATATTGTATCGAGTATTGTGTTATAATCCCCACCACCGGAAGTAACATTCCATTCTGATAGAATTTTATTTATAGATTCCAAATTTGAATTTAAAATAAACACTTCTTGATTAGTCGAATCTGAGTTAAATTTAATTGAATTAAGCACTTGCAAAATACTATCTACTTGACTAGATATGTGAGGATTAAGTTGAGTGTTAGAGACAATTGATTCTGTTTTAGTATTTAAAATAAACATTTCTTGATTAGTAGATTCAGCATAACCTTTAATTGAATTTACAGCAAGTAGTATACTATCAGTTTGAGTAGAAATATGCGGTATCAAATTTGTATTAGACTTAACACCTTCCAAATTAGTATTAACAATAAAAATTTCCTGATTAGTAGATTCCGAATAACCTTTGATAGCATTAACAGAAAGAAGAATACCATCTGTTTGTGTAGAAATATGAGAAAGTACTTCTGTATTAGTTTTGATATCTGATAAAATTCCTTTACTATTTACTAGAATCACTCCATTAGCGATAATTTCGGATAATATAACTTCTAAGTTAGTATTAGTAATGAACATCTCTTGATTAGTAGATTCTGAATATCCTTTTATTGCATTTAAGGTTAGAAGCATACTATCTGTTTGAGAAGATATATGCGGTATTTGTTCAGTATTATCGTTAATTGAATCTAATAAATTTTTACTATTTAATGAAATAACACCATTGGCGGTAACTTCTGCCAAAATAGCAGCTGTATTAGCTTCAATAGCTATTAACAAAGATTCTATCTTATGCAAACTAACATTATCTTCTAACAATTTCCTAATATTAAGTAAAATTTTAGTTATATAGCTAAGAGCCTGCAATTCTTTTAATATTTTATTCATATTACCATTAATATCTTCTATGTTTTTATTCATTAAGTCTAAGTAATTAATCATAGTATCTAACTTTTTCTCAATATTATCCAAAGAACCGCCACCGCCACCAGAAGACATATAAATAGCATAATTAATTAAAATATTCAATAACAAAAGATAAAACAAAGTATTAAACTGGAAATGATGAATACTAACAAAACGGCCTGTAAGTCGGCGAGACAAAAATTTTTCAAAAAACATTATAATAAAAACTAAACCTTATTTATTTAAAGACACCAAACATTAAATGGTTCTCCTATAAGTAGTAAGATTCTTAATAACCTCTTTAGTTGGTAAAGTAAACTTAGCTAGATTAAAATAATTCAAACACTTACTCTTAAAATCCGAAACAAAATCTGTATTGGCAAATGAATACAAAAAATCAAGTAAATAATTAGCTTCTTCATCAGTTATACCATAATGCAAAGCAACAATTAAATTATTTTCATTATACTCTTCCTGATTTCTAATAATGGATAACCAATCCTTAACAGCAACCTTATATTCTTGCAAATCTTTATCGCTAGTAAAAGTTCTATTGACCAATTTACACACTAGTCTAGGTACATCTAATTTTAATCCATTAGCCATTATATACCCCACAAACGTGGGGGTATCAGTTAATTCTATTTTCATGAAATCGCAATATTCACCTTTAACACGTAAAACTACATCCTCAGCCAAGGCTCCCACATCATCACCTTGAGCTAAAACAGCTCTCGGCTTAATTAATACATAAAAAGCAAAAAACCAACCAAGCGCAACTAACGTATTTGAATACAATGTATCTTGTCTTCCTGACTGAAAACATCTATGTACAAAAATTATAAGGAATTTCAAGAATAAAGGCCAATCAATATTTAAAGCATCCATTATTTTCTTTAGAGCAACGTTAGCTCCCTGCATTTTCCAAATTATGTCCATATAAAAGTCAGTTTCTTTACCTCTCCTTTTGTCCATATTATCAATATCCGCCGCAATTCCTTTGCAGTTACTGAAATCAATGTTTTTAAGCCAATCGTCTAAATCTTCTGGTGAAATGCCATAACCGAATTTTACATACGGTTTAAATGAAGCTTTCAGGTTCTTTTCCATTGCTTTAATAGTAGCACCTACAATAATATTTATGGCCTTGGGTTGGGCACTAATACCCTGACCTGCCTTAATCTCTAAATGTTCATCCAATCTAAGCCAGGATTCAATTTTAAGGTCCGCCTTTACTTGCTTCTTAAGAAATCCACTAACTTTTTCGCAAGAATCTAAAATATCGCCATCATATAATGACATTTGCCTTACTTCATTTTTAGTTTTAATTCTAGTAATTTGTTCTGCTAAACACAATTGTATATCTTCAAATGTTATTGGTTTGATTTCATTAACATGTTCCATCAGTCCACTAACCATTCTACGTGCAAATTCCTTGGCTTTCCTATTTGAAACCTCTGGGGCTTTTGAACCGTAACGCGAAGCCCCTGTATGGAATGTCTGGTTTTGATCAAATGCGAAACAATACCTACCTCTAACATCTCCTTGCAACCTCTTGCCTTCCCTCAGCTTATCTTCAATTAACATGGATGGGTCATCTATAATTGCGTTGACTTCTGGAAATTCGGTAACTTGTAAACCGTGGATATCAGAATGAGTACCTTCTGTATATGAAATGTGATTCATAATTCTATTAACCTCTTCAGGTGAAGGATTCCTAGTATTTACTATGATATTCTCTCTAATTATTTCCAGTTCTTCAACTTCTTCCATTGGTAATGACGCATCCATAGGATAATATCCGTGAGCACTCATATTCACAATAGCTTCTTCAGGTAGCTGAACATTTGCAATTCTTCTAGTACCTTCATATGTGACTTCCATTTTGAATGGTTCCGTTAATTGACCGGTCCTTTCTGCAATCAATTTGCGTTGCTTTTCCATTTTACTTGTTCCGTTACTTTTAAGATCTGTTGCAATTCGAATTTCATCATATCTAAAGAAACGCCCATCATTTTCACGATCAAGAGGACCACTAAGTATACAGGAATGTACTTTATTGAAGGTTGGCCATAATTTATAATAAGTGATCAATTCAGGACTTTGGGGATATAAGTGTATTTTTTCGCTATGTCTGGATAGTGCTACTACCATCTGTGCTGGTATAGAATCAATTAAGGCTTTAGCAGAACATTCTATAATTAAATGTGTCTCTTTAGTTCTTTTACCTTGAATTTTTGCAACACAAACGGCCAATTTATTAAGTTTTTCTACATTAGTTGTAAAACAATAAAATTCTTCTTTAAAACCAGTCGAATATCCATGTACTTGAATTGAATTAATAACTTTTGAATTTGTCTTCATGTCCACATAACCGTAATGTTCATTTAATATCTTACAAATATCTAATGGAACTGTAAAACTAACGTTTAACTTAGGAAAAGATTTAAAATCAAATAACTGTGAAGTAACTAACCCTTTATAAATTTTATCATCCTTATCTACATTAGGCATCTGAAATGGGTCACCAATAATTAGCAGTTCTTTTACTACAATCAAATAATAAAGAAAAACACCTGGGCTCATGGCGAAAACTTCATCAAGCAGGACAATTTTATCTGAGAGGTCTAAAGTCATGGCCTTTATAAAAGTATATGCTACAAAACCATCATTTTTATAATCTTGACTTAATTCTTTGAAAGGGGTAATTATAATAACTTTTTTACGATCTAGTAATTTTTTAACTGTTGAACTTTTACCAGAACCTGGAACGCCTGTAATGCCTTTAATAAATTTATTTATAGGTCCTATTTCTATTTTATTAATCATATCTATTGCTTTTGCATTAATTTCACCAAATTTTCCTTTAAGATCTTGCGACAGTTCAGTCACTAGAGCCTTTAAAATAATTTCAACTTGATCCTTCTCTATAGAAACTTTAACTTCTCCAAATTTCACTTGAGGTAATGGTTCAACAGGTGTCACAATTTCATTCCCGACTGCTTGTGGTTTGACGGAATTATGGACAGATAAATCAGAACAAGCATCACAATCAGTATTTAAAATTTTTATTTTAGCGCCACAAGATTTAGCAGCGCACGTTACAATATAGAGTATATCAAACCATCTAAAGCCTGATGAAGAACCTAATCCTTTTGGTACTATGTATGTATAACCATTAATGTGTATTGAATCTATAAGCTCTTGTGCGTAATCTTTCATGTTATTTGAGTCACGTAATACGATCTGATTATCCAAATTCAAATTAACTTTAGTACTTTTAGTATTTTTATCAAAAATTATAACGTGATCTTTTTGAACCCCATTTAACAAATCCAACCCTACTTCTTCATATTTAAATTTATAAGCCCTAGGTTTGTCATCTATATATTTTATACAAAACATTTTATCTTTAGCAGTTGAAAACATGTCTGGACCTAGCAGGTCCATTAGTTCCTCAGTTGATTTCACATCGTAAAAATTTTCAGGACTCTCAGGCACATTAATTTCATCCAATTCAACTCTTCTAACCTTATCAAGAATCTGCATATCTTTTCTTTTACTAACTTTTTTATCTACTAAATTAGACTGATTACTATCTTTATACTTCCTACAATAATATTTATTATCCAAATTGATTCTATTAAAGCCATTGATTACATCTTCAATTGTCTCTTCAACATTGAATTCATCGGCGGTTTCTGTCGGTTCCTTCAAAGTCAAAATGTGGTCTTTCCAATTTACTTTGGCAGATTTTTGATAATCATTAAATAAGTCTAACTGTTTCTGGAGATTAAAAACTAGATTCTTATCCTTACTATCCACTGCATAATTAGTTACAAAATCATTATTACCTATAGAAAAAAAATTGAGATTCAGTGCAATATAATACTGGACATTAAACAACTGCCTAGGGCAGTATACTAGATTACTTCTAAACTTACTTAACCTATATATAAATTTTTTTCCATTTTTATACAAATTAGTAATATGCTGAAATTCAGCTTCACAAAGTTGATTATTATCTAAACTTGCTTTAAGATCATTACAAATGATGAAATGTTTTCCAACATTAAGACAATCAACACAATTAACACTAAAAGAATCTAAAACATTAACATTATTAACCACACACATTTGAAAGATAGGATTGTACATATCAGAAGGGCAAATAGCATTCTTTGCATAGCAACCATCTTCATCACTGACATGAACAATTTTTTGATCCAAATCCAACATAAATTTATAATTCTGATAAAATCTCTTAGAACTAAAAGCTACATCATATAATTTACTCAAGTTTATTTTAGCCTCTGGTCTACTGGGTCTTGAATTTATAAAATCAAAGGAAAGTGCTAACAAATTATCCGTCTCACTCATTAAAATCAATGGAGAGGTTTGGTTTCTAGCGATTGAATGTAAACAAAAGTCTTTTGAATTTAAAATAGGTTTAACGTGGGAACCTGAAATTACATATTTTTGATCAGGGATATAATACAGGTCATCTTGGCAACACATACTTGAGAATTTTTTTGTGCCATATTTTAAGAGCGAAACTGTCTCTTGCGCACAATTACCTTGACTTGTATAACCTTCCCATTCTTGGTAAATTTTTGCTTCAGTATCACCAAAATGGTCTTTTAAATTTACTGTTCTAACGTGCATTTCCACTGCTTTACTTTTAATAACTTCAATTAAATTTTTAGTGGGTTTTGTGAAAAAAGCATATTCTTGGGACTGTCCAAACAGTGAACGTAGCTCATCTGCAAAAACCTTAAATGTTGCAACTATCCTTTTAATAACGTCATCATTTTCACCTTTAACAAAATCAATCAAAGATCCAATAACTTTAGTTTCTATTTGCCTATATATACAGGCTTCAACGTACATATTAATACAAGCTATATGAAATGTTTCAGCATCAAGATTATATCCTTTTTGAATTTCTCTATTAGTGACTGTTATTCTAGTGGTCAAACTTTTAAGCATTGTACCAGTCATTTGTCTCCTAAAATTTACATCTTCACGAACCATTGCATGTTGTAACACTTTTGTATGAAGTTCTTTTGGCAAAAATATTTTCCTACAATTTTTCTGTATAAACTGTTTAATTACCACGTGTTTTCTATTAAGGACATCCATTTGAGTTGGGTGGTATGAAGTACACATCGTCAAAATTTTTGAAGAAAATTTACTAATATCATACATCTCTACATAATCAGTATACACAGAAGGTGTCATTTGTGTTATTCTTTCTGCCCTGTGTAATTTTGAAGCTCTAATAACCGTCATGGGTCCGAAAGTTTTAATCCTTTCAAAGGCAACTGAGAAAAATTCTCCATTAACTGCGGGATTGATACACCAATTTCTCCAATCTACAGCATCATGCTCATAAGACCATGAACCGCAATTGAAAGACATTACATAATTATAATTTCTAAGGTGACCATAAAGGGCTTCAGAAACCTTGTGGCGAAATTCTGGTTTTAAAAGTTTTGTAATTGTATATCCAAATTTTTCATTATAATCGGGGTAATCCGCTTGAACTTGAGGAGGTAACATCATGATTATATATACAATGGAGGTATTGTGTTTTTGCATAATTTTCGCCATTTTTTCCTGTGAAATATCATAAACATTATTCATAAATATTAAGTCAGCTTGATAGCTACAATTTTCCGCACCTTTAGAGCAAGCGATTGGACTATCTTTGCCTGCCAACAACAATCTCAATACTTCTTTAACTTCATCTTTGACGTAGGAACATCTAAGAGCTTCCAATATTCTTGCCTCATCTCTTCCTGTAATTTTAAAACAATTGTGAGCTTTTAAGTCTAAATTTTTGAAATTATCACCTATATTGATATACCTTCCATTCTTTTTATGATTAATGTATTCTTGGGCTAAAGTTAAACCTACAGCAGGGATATGATGTGACCTAACTTGTTTACTAGCATCTGGAACGAAAACTTGGGGTGCAAAAACGGCATTTATTAATTTAAGTTCTCCTAGGGTGCAGTTAAAATCTAACTTCTTTACATGACTAAGTCTATCTCGAACTATGGAATTATAAAATTGGGCAATATCTTCCACATTTTGTTCTGTATAAGCACTTGGAATACCAACCTCTAGGTCCTGCATTGTAACAGAGTTCTTTCTTAAATTTTGCGTTTATAACTATGTCTAAAATTGACAAGAGTGAATTTTCATCTTGTCCTAAGTTAAGGTCTAATAATTTCTCTAAAATATCTTCAACACTATTCTTATAGTGAAAACCCACTGACTCTTTAAAATCTACAGTGGTAATTTCCCGGTAAAAAGATTCTGAATCGTCATAAACTAATTGAGTATTTCTATGTTCTTTAGCTATTCTCATTAACTCTACAAATTGATCAACACTTTCGAAAACTCTATCTTCTAAACTATGTATATATATGTAGATCTGATCTATTAAATCTGAAAGAAAATCTACAACAAGCTTACCATTAGTATTTAGCTTTTCATATTTTATAAAACTTATTCTTAAAGGCATTAAAATTAACAAATACAGTCCCAAATGGGCCTGCGACACTTACTACAATATAACGTAAACATAAGTTGATAAAACTAACAAAGAGAGCAAAACAAATATATAATATAAAACAAAACCAAATTAAAAATCTATTTAAACTAAATAAAAATATTGGCATTCGTAAGCTATACGAAATATTTTGGGGAGCCGTAAATATACGGAAAATAAAACCCCGTGAGCTACACGGGGGGGACTTTGGGTATTGGAACTGTATTATACAGACCAATAAGATCGCAGCCAATTACACTAAACGTATTATACGCAGTGCAATTTAAAACGTTGTACGTAATTCAAT